ATGGGATTACCAAAAGTATTATTTAACATTGCCAAGGATGGTATGAACCGTACAGGCAATAACATTCAAAAAGTTACTGGTCTTATTATTACAGGTAGTGGAGTAGCCAGTAAGGTAGAACTCGGGAAATCGTACCAAGTATTTTCCTTAAACGAAGCCGTAGCATTAGGTATTTCGGAGGCTGAAAACGCTTTTGCTTACAAGCATATTAAAGCATTTTACGACCAGGCTCCTACGGGTACACCTCTGTGGGTAATGCTCGTATCGGACGCTACGACTATGACTGCAATGCTTGACAAAGACGGTGCTTTTGCTCCAACTCTTATAGCTGATGCCAAAGGTGCTATTAGGGTATTGGGTGTGGTGAAAAAAGCAACTGGTAGCGAAACTATCACCGCGGGCTTAGATACTGATGTACAAACAGCCGTAGTGAAAGCACAAGCTATTGCTGAGCACTTTGAAAAGAAGTATATGCCTTTTAGAGTAGTGGTGTCGGGCAACAGCTGGAACGGCAAAGTAGCTGACCTTACTAATTTCTCGGAAAACGAACTCAACAAAGTGGCTTGCTTTATCGGTAATGACGATAAGGAGAAAGAAGCATCAGTAGGTTTGTTTTTAGGAAAAATGAGTGCTATACCCGTACAGCGCAAAATTCACCGCGTGAAGGACGGTAGTGTATTGCCATTGGTGGCTTATTTTACTGACGGAACTACTATTGACAGCAAAGCTGACCAGTGGGACGCCCTAGACGACAAAGGGTATATTTTCTTTCGTACCTTCGTAGGACGTTCAGGCTACTATTTTTCAGGAGATAATACGCTTACCAAACCTACTGATGATTTTAAGAGTCTCAGTAGCGGATTGGTAATGGACAAGGCGTTACTTCTTGCTTATGGGGCTTTGGTAGAGGAATTAAGCGATGAGGTGTTACTTTCAGAAGAGGGAAGTATTCACCCTGCTATTATCAAGAGTTGGCAAACCAAGTTGGAGAACACTTTGCAAAGCGAAATGGTTTCGAAAGGAGAGCTATCGGCAGTGAACATCAATATAGACCCTGAACAGAAGGTGTTGCAAACAGGTAAAGTGGTAGTAGGGCTAAAACTCCTTCCTGTGGGTTATGCTGATTTTATTGAGGTGAATATTGGTTTTACCACAAAGAAAGAAGAAAATTAGGTGTGAGGTCGTAGCACGACAGGCAGAGAATTAGCAAATTAGTCGTAGCACGACAGGCAGAAAATTAGTAGATTAATAAATTAGTAGATTAATAAATTAGAAAAAAATGGGAACATTTAGTAGTAAACAGTATGCGTGGAGCGATATTTCGATTGCCTTTGGAGGGCGTATTATTGCTGGGGTGACAGAAGTAGAATACACTGAGAAAAAAGAGAAATCGGCGCTTTACGGACGTGGGAGTAAACCTTTGAGCATTGTAAGAGGTAATCACAGTTTTGAGGGGAAGTTGAGCATTTGGCAAAGTGAATTGGAAGCAATGACGCGTGATGCCAAAAACAACGACATTTTGAACCTTAACTTCGACTTGGTTGTTGCTTACGTGCCCTCAGAAGGTGGACAAATAGTAACCGATATTCTCAAGAATGTGGAATTTACCGAAGTGAAAAAGGCAATGAAGCAGGGGGATAAAAATATGGTTGTAGAGCTCCCTATTATTTTCACTGACGTAAAACGCCAATCGTAGGTGTGATCCACAGTCGTAGCACAACAGGCAAGTGAGAGCCACACAGGCGGGGAAATTAGAAATTAGCAAATTGATAAAAAATGGACGTAACAAAAGAACAAATCAAACAATGGAAAGCGAAGTACAAAGAAGTATTTGTATTGCGAGTAGATGACAAAGTAGCATACTTGAGAACGCCTGACCGCGCTACCCTGAGTTATGCTTCGACATTGGCAACGAAAGACCCGATGAAGTTTAATGAGGCTATCCTTACTAACTGTTGGTTGGGAGGAGATGAAGAGATTAAGACTGATGATGCACTTTTCCTTTCGGCAAGTAGCAAGCTTGGCGAATTGATACAGATTAAAGAAGCTACCTTGGAAAAGCTTTAAGCAGTGCGGAAATTGACGAGCCTCGGGATTGGTTGCGTATTACCAATGCCTCACTGCGTTACTATATGCACATTGCCAATCCCGATGCCCTCAATGATACTGAGTGGGCTATGCGAGTGAAAGAACTGGAATGGATTCGCCAAAAGGAGAGTGAATCGTATGGAGAATAAAAAAGTAAAGAAAAAAGTTTATAAATGGCAGAAAATCCAAAAAACACGATATCTTCTTTCTTTGATCAGACTAAAAGGTTAAAGGAGGTGGTTAATAACATTATAGACCCTATCTCGTCTTTACAGAAAATATTTAAGCAAGGTTTTACGGCAGACACCCAAAAGATGAGTCTGGCTACTTTTGTGCAAGGTAATATGCAAAAGGCACAAGAAATACATCAGAATCTCACACAATACAGTGGGCAAACGGCTTATGAAGTACCATCGCTTGTGAAGGCTCAAGAGAGTTTGATGGGAGCAGGGTTGGTTCCTGAAGGAGCATTAGGAATTCTCAAACAAATAGGAGATATTGCCTTGGGGGATAGCAAAAAGATAGAAATCTTAGCTACTGCCTTTGCCAAAGTGACCACACAAGGGAAGTTACAAGAAGCTACACTCACACAGATGCAACAGGCAGGATTTAATCCTTTGCAAGTGATAAGTGAGCGGACGGGCGAGACTATGACCTCTCTGCAAGAGCGAATGGACAAAGGGGGAATTTCGGCAAGAGAGTTGGCTGAGGCTTTCCGATGGGCAACTGACGCACAAGGAGATTTTTATCAAGGAGCTGAGAATGTGAACAGCACTCTACAAGGCAGGTTTACAGTTTTAATGGCTTCGATACAATCTATAGCTGTAAAAGTATATGAGGTTATAAGTCCGTTGCTGATTCCGTTGGTAGCACTTTCTACGATGGTATTTGGTGCTTTGAATGAAGGATTGAGTTGGTTTATTCAAAAACTTCAAGAGGGGAACCCCATAATCCTTGGTATAGCAGGAGTGTTAGGAGTATTTATTACAGCTATCACATTGCATAACACTTATATGGCTATTGCTGCGGCGTGGCAGAACCGACTATCGTGGGCAGTAATTAAAACGAACTTAGCTTTTTTAGCTAATCCTATTGTATTGATTATAGCAGGCATTGTGGCACTTATTGCTATCATTACTTATTGTATTGTAGGAGTGAGCGGTTGGGGCAAAGCGTGGGATAACACTGTACAAGGAATGAAATACTTGTGGGAAGCCTTTATTCTTACCTACAAAGCCCATTGGAATACGGCGGTGAATGCTTTTATGGCAGGTATAGACCTCTGTAAGTTGGCTTGGTATAAGTTTAAAGAGGCTGTAGGTTTGGGAGATAGTAAAGAGAACCAAGCGATGATAAGCCAAATACAAAACGACTTGCAAGAACGTGCTAAATCGGTGGCAGAAGGCTATAAAAAAGCAGGTGAGGCAGGAGCTAAAGCAAAAGAATATTTTGGTAAAGCGTGGAACTCTTTGGAGTTTAAGAGCCTTTCGAGTGTGAAAGACGGGTTAATGGGCAAGTTAGGCATAGGGCAAACGGGACAAAAAACAAGTCCGTTAGCAACACCTATTGCCAGCACACCTTTTTCAGAGATGGGTAATAAAACCAAAGATAATATTGTAACGGGAGGTACCCGTCAAACGCATATCAACATACAGATAGGCAACTTGGGCACGGATACCAAAGTGTACGTATCATCGGTACGGGAAGGAGTGGAAAACTTTGGGGCGCAACTGAAAGAAGAGCTTTTGAGAATTGTGAACAGTGTAAACCAAATGCAAACAGTGTAATTTATGGAATTTGATATAAAAGAACTCACCGCACGGGCTTTTTTGGACTATGTAGGTCCAGCATTCCCGCAGTGGTGGGCAAACAATAAGACGAAATTTGTACTGCCGAGTTTGTCTAACATTAGTGAGGCACGCAGTAATGGCAGTCAGTATTTTATGACGTTAAAAGTGGCTGATAAATCGGGGGAGCAAACGGTTTTCCCCAATGAGCCTTTGGTGAGTTTTTCGCTTACTAAAACCATTGTAGAAACGGCAACGGTAGGCAAACAACGCAAAGGTAAGGTCAAGGAATATATCACTACTGAAGATTGGCAAATTACCATAAGAGGACTGTGTGTAGACCCCAAAAATCCCGATCAATATCCTACGGCACAAGTACAAAGCCTTAACAAATTGTTTGAAAAGAATGAAAGTTTGGAGGTGATAGGCAATAAGCTCTTTACTCTTTTTGACATTGGTAACATCGTGCTCAAAGATATTAGCTTTGAGGAAATGGAAGGCAAAGAAGGTATACAGAAGTACACCATTAAAGCTGTATCGGATATGGACTTTTATGCGGAATTAGACGAGAAACGAACCCAACTTAACAAGATATACTAATGTTTGTATTACAAGCGATTATAAAAATAGGTGATTACACTTTTAGAGCACTACACAACGTTAAAATCACCAAATCGGTAGACGAATTGGCGGACACCTGTACGATTGAACTGCCAACCCATTTTAAAGTAGCCAAAGGGGGTGAAAGCCTTTATACTGAAAAGGCTATCAAGGTGGGTGACAAAGTGAGTGTTACCCTTGCTTATGAGGGTGTGTATAGCGGAGTGGAGTTTGAAGGCTATGTAAAGAAGGTTAAACCGAGCATTCCTGTAAGCATAGAGTGTGAAGACGCTATGTACTTACTTAGACGTAAAAATATCAGCAAGTCGTGGCAAAAAACAACACTTAGAGAAGTATTGCAGGAAGTTGTGAAGGACACGCCTATTGTGCTGGCGGACAATATTCCAGAAATGCATTTAGACCAGTGGATTATTCGCAATGCGAACGGTACGCAGGTATTGGAGAAGCTGAAAGAAGAGTTTAGGCTAAGCGTGTTTATCAATGATGAAGGCAAGCTGTACGCAGGACTTTCGGAGCTTACCAATATAGGGCAAACAGCACGTTATGACCTCAATTACAACATTGTTGCTAATGATTTGAAGTATAGGACTAAGGAGGAACGCAAACTGAAAGTACGTTACACTTATATCGACAAAAATAACAAAAAGAAGACAGTGGAAGAGGGAGATCCTGATGGTGAGCTAAGAACCTTTCATACTTCGGTAGTGAGTGAGGAACCTAAGCTACGAGAAATGGCAAGAGCCGAGATGGAAAGGCTGAAATACGATGGCTTTGACGGCTCTATAACGAGTTTCTTGGTCCCTTTTGCGACGAGGGGTATGCAAGCTCATATGATAGATAATGAATTGAAAGAGATAGACGAGCGCTACTTTATTAAGAAAGTAGAGATTACCTTCGGACGTAATGGCGCACGTCGACAAGTAACCATAGGAGCAAAATTATGAGTATAGACAGAGAATTAGCAGAAGGGCTTAGGCAGATAGGAAGACGCAAAACACCTACCATAGCCGTAGAAGTAGTATCGGTAGACAAAGAAAAGGGGACGTGTGAGGTGAAGGACGACGAGCTACAATATACCGTGCGCTTAGCTTCGGTGATTAACCATAATGCTGAGCGGTTTTATCTCTTCCCCAAGGAGGGGAGCAGTGTGTTGATAGCTTCGATTGGGGAAGACGAGAACCGCTACTACGTGGTGGCTTATAGTGAGATAGAGAGCGTGAGCTTACGTATAGAAGAAACACAGCTTACAATAGACAAAGCAGGCTTGCACTTGCAACGCGGGGAAGTGAATTTAAAAAGTCTTTTAAACGAGCTTCTAACGGAACTTAAAAACGCGGTGATACAAACACCTTCGGGTGTAGGAAATTTTTCCCCGAACAACGTGATGAAGTTTGAGGAGATTAATAATAAGATAAACGAATTATTACAGTAATCAGTAGTTAGTAGTCAGTTGCAAGTACTTGCAACTGACTACTAAAAACTAAGCACTAAACTTATGGCATTAGATAAACAAGCACTAAAAACAGGGATTATACGCCTGCAACAAGAAATGCTTACTAAAACAGAAGCAGGGATAGAAGAATATGCCGAACGACTTGCCTCTCTCATTGAAGCTTATGTAAAGAGTGGAGAGGTAATAGTACAAACGGGCATACCTGTACTGGCAGGCACTTATACAGGAGTTACTACTGGTATGGGAAAAGGAACGATTAATTAGTACATTAGTAAATTATCATAATAACACAATGGGAATAATTATAGAAGGACTTAAAGAGCATTTTGTATCGTTTATAGGAATGGTACTATCGGGAGTAGTGGGTTGGTTCTTTGGTAGACCTAAGCAACGTATGGAACTACAGACCAGCGAACTTGAGAATGTGGATAAAGCCGTGAAAATCTATCGAGAAATGATAGAAGATTTAGGGGCTAAATACGCAAGTGCTATTGAGGAGCTCAAAAAAGCAAATCAGCGTATAAAAGATTTAGAAAACTCTGTTGAAGGGCTATTAACTGAATTAAAGAAATACAAGCAACTAAATGGAAAATCAAAAGAATAATGCAAGTAGTAGTTTTACATAATCAGAGTCTTTTAGACCTTGCTTTACAGCACACAGGGACTATTGAAAGCATCTTTGAATTGGCAATGCTCAACAATTTGAGTATTACCGATGATGTGGTAGCAGGAAAAGTATTAACAATACCTACAGAATCATTCACTAATAAAGATATTTTGGCCTACTACATCGCAAAGAAAATACAGCCTGCAACAGCTTTTACGCAAGAAGACAAAATAATAAACGAACGCCAGGAAGGTATTAGCATATGGGCGATAAACTTAGATTTTGTCGTGAGCCACGACGGACAGTAATTATTCACTTTTCACTATTTACGGAATTATGGCACGTACAATACAAGAAATACAACAGATTATCTATAATGCGAAAGAGCGAGAAGAAGCTCTAAACGTACTTAACTCAAAGTCAAGAGTAGCTATATGGCGACTGTGGGTTTATATTATCTCGGTAGCTATTTGGAGCTTAGAAAAGTTATTCGACTTACATAGGACAGATATTGATAAACGCCTTACTGAATTAAAACCTCATACTGCACGGTGGTATAGAAGTAAAGCCCTTGCTTTTCAGTATGGTTTTGACCTCTTACCCGACAGCGATAAGTTTAACAACAAAGATAAGACAAACGAGCAGGTAGAGGGGAGTAAGATTATAAAATACTCGGCAGTGGTGGAGAGTAATGATGGTAGGTTGATAGTAAAGATAGCCACTGAAAACGGGGGACGGTTACAGCCTATTACAGCAGATGAACAAAATGCCTTTAGCGGTTATTTATCAGAAATTAAAGATGCTGGAGTGCGTACTACGGTTATTAATTATCTGCCTGATAAGCTTGTTCTGAACCTTGATGTATATTACGACCCGTTAGTATTAGATAGTAATGGAACCGATGTGCTTTACGGCAAACGCCCTATACAAGAAGCCATAGAGGGTTATCTTAAAAACTTACCTTTTAACGGCGAACTTATTGTAGCACATCTTGTAGATGCTTTGCAACAAGCCAATGGGGTGAAAATACCCCACTTAAAAGAACTCAAAACAGCGTGGATAGACCCCGAGACCAAAGGCTATGGAGCATTACAAAACGTAGGAGTTACCCAAATACCGCAAAGTGGTTACTTTGAGGTAGACTGGAATGCTTCACAAATAAAATACATCACAAAATGATATTTAATTTCAAAATAGAAAAATTGGTCATTCTACTTATACCTTCTTTTTTGCGAAAGGCAAGAATGGTAGGATGGATAAGAACGCTTAGTGCTCCTATCAGTCAGTTGTATTATGATTTTATTCAGAAGAGAAATTTGGATATTAAGAAACTTGGACTGAATGGACAAGTGTGTTACTTACGCAAAGCGCTAAATGATGCATTCGATATTGAGCAACGGCGCATACGCATATGGGACGGCAATCAGTACAAAGGACAGTATCTTTATACTGAAGGAGAACAAAAAGCGAAGTTTTTAGGGACTATGTATTTACATCGTGAGGTAGATTACAGCGATACAGGAGTAGACTTTATTGTAAAAATACCTTTGGAGATATGGGAGGCGAAGAAGATTCCTACAAGTGAAATAGGTAAGTACCGTTTCTTTGAGATAGAAGCCCTAATAGACTTTTACAAATTAGCGAGTAAACGATATATTATAGAAGTATAGAATATTATGAACAGTATTAATGTAAACCAAACGGGAGGTTTCCCACTAACTACCGATGTATTAAGTTATATGCAGAATGCTTATAAGATATTCAATACAATGAGTGGTATTTCAGGAGATTTAATTATTCTTTCGGGGTGTGAAGTAGTAGGGAACACGGTGTCAGACGGAGTAGTAGCCATTGAAGGAGAAATATACCCTTTTCAGGGTACGACACTTGGCTCTCACGTCTTTATTAAGGAAGTGAACACATCTAAAATTTTTGAAGACGGCTCACAGAAAACAGTACTTGTGGAGAAAGTAGCTACTTTTGGCAGTAGTACAAAGAGTTATCCGTGGGAGAGCTTCAGACGAGTCTTAAACAACAGACAAATAGAAGAGAAATCTTTTACAGAAGAAACCTCTTTGCTGAAACGCTTGGAGAAATTAGAAGAGCGCGTAAAGAAAACGGTACCCTTGGGGTTGGTGGCAATATGGGGAAAACCAGCTAACATTCCTTTACCAGAAGGATGGCGAGAGTATGAACCTTTACGAGGACGTATGGCTGTGGGACAAGATATTGCTGATAATGATTTAGGAGTGATAGGCAGGACAGGAGGAGAAAAAATGCATAGACTTACCATTGCAGAAATGCCTTTGCACACTCACAATTACAATGATATATATTATTCAGAGGCCTGGGGGACTGTATATCTACCGGGCAGTATAGGATCAGAAGAAACAGACTATGATAACAAGGGATATGATATGACGCGTACCTCGGCAGGTACGGGTGGCGACCAGCCTCACAACAATATGCCACCCTACCGAGTAGTACAATTTATTGAATACGTAGGATTTTAATTAGAAAACAAATATTTATGACAGCAATAGAAACATTAAAGCAGTGGTTTTCCAACCTTAAAAAACCAACACAAGAGCAGTTTTGGGCTTGGTTAGATAGTTTTTGGCACAAGAGCGAGAAGATACCAATGGCAAGCGTAGAGGGCTTGGATAAACTCGTAGAAGGTACGGCTTCAGCTGAGCAATTGAGTAATCACCTAAACGATACACAAGCACATAAGGTGTTATTTGATGAGGTGAAGAAACAAATACAAGACATTAACACCATTTTGCAGGTAGATGATGTGAGTCTTGATACCTTGCAGGAAATTGTAACCGAGTTAAAAAACCATCGCCAGCTCAGCGACCTTATCACCTCGAAAATAGATAAGGAAATCTTCGGCTTAGCCCTTGAAGTTACCGATAACACCATACTTAGCAAAGAACACGCGGGCAGAGTGCTTAGGTGTAACAACGACACCGACATAAACTTAGACTTTAGTACTTTCCCCGACAACGCTTTGTTATCGGTTGTTAAAGCAGGAAGCGCAAGCATTCTCTTCACAGGCAAAACCCTTGTAGGCGATAGTAGTATCACAGGCGCAAAAGGAAGTACCGCCAGCCTTGTAGTTTGTGGCACAGAAGTAATTAGCAATGTAAATAACAAGCAATGAATCCACAACTGTTTTACAACTTTGGTATAAAAGGAGCCTCTCAATTGAACGTGAGAGATGTTACCTTTACTGTTTCCCTATATTATGCGAACACCCAATTCTTTGATATTGACAGGTTAGCGTGTCTCTTATATTACGAGAACGAGCAAAAGAAAAGTAAAAATATTGAAATGAAGGTGCGCCTATTGTTGAAGGACGAGTTACAAGGTATCTATTCCTATGAATGCACCTTTGATAAGGATTGGGAGCTACCCAATACCTTTAACATTTCTAATATACAGTTCTTTACCTACAATAAGATACTCACTTCAGAAGACTATACACAAACCCTTATAAAATTTAAAAGTGACGATCTATTTTATGAGGTACAAACTGTATATGAAAGAGAGGAACGAAAGATATGTAATTTCTTGTGCTCTGTACCTTCCTACCCTACCCCTTTTGAAGTGCGCAATTTGCACAACTCCTTATTTGATATTATATTAAGAAAGATAGACGTACCTGATGGTGCACTCTCTATCTCTATGTACGATACCCAGCAAGGCAATAATGTAGATACTTCCGACCGAATGTTTCATTTTTCAGACAATAGCGAAAGTTTTTTGTTTGAAATAGATACTAATGGCAAGTGGCATAATGACCTATCAGAGGAAGAGAAGAACAGAATAGCACGAGAACTTACTGTATTCAGGCTTCAATTGCACGCCTCTTATTCCTTAAGAATATCTAACGATAGATGGCGGATAGAAGGTTCATCAAGTATGTCATATGATGCTTACCTATATACCCAAGAAGCAACACCTTATCTTCCCTCCTCCTATGAACCCTATGAAAGAGTCCTGTTAGAGAATGTATGGATAGAAGAGAACCAGGTAAAATGTAATTTCTATGTACAACTCATCGATGAACAAACTCTTGACCAGACGGACCCTCGTGAAGTTGGAATAGTCATTAATATTATAAACTAATGAAAGAATTTATAACAAAATACAAGCCTTACGCCCTCGAGACTCAGCGTAAAACGGGAATATCACACCTATTCATACTGGCGCAATCGGCATTAGAGACGGGCTGGGGTAAGAATGTGCCCGGTAATATGATGTTCGGCGTGAAAGCTAGCAAGGATACACCTGCAAGCAAGAAGCAGTTAGTGCGTACTACGGAGGTACTTTCCGTGCCTATGGTAACAAAGGGATTTTTTCCTGAGATTATCAGCATTACTAAGCGTGCGGACGGCAAATATTTGTACGTGGTGAGGGATTGGTTTAGGAAGTATGATACCCCAGAAGAGAGTTTCACCGACCACGCTCAATTCTTCATCAAAAACGAACGCTATGCAAAGGCATTGTTAGTAAGAAGCAACCCGTATAAGTTTGCAGAGGAGGTTGCTAAAGCGGGTTACGCTACCGCTCCTAACTATGCGGATACTTTGAAAAAAGTGATTAAAATGATTGAACAAGCAAAATAACTATGTATGAAAAGAGTTTTATTATCAATGTTACTCCTTTTGTCAGTGATTGGTTGCAGAACCAAAAAAGTAGAAACCTACACACAAAGGCAAGTCCAGAAAGAACACTTTATCACCAATAAAGATAGCTCCCAGCTCTTTGTTCAGGAGTCTCATAAGTCTGAATGGTCTGATCTGTCCGCTACGTCTTTCGAGATTGAACTCGAAAACGACAAAGACAGCCTCGGCAATGCTAAAGAACTCACCTATACCCGCACTCGCGGCGGCAATAGTGAAACTATAAGGGTACGCAATGGCAAGGTAAAGATTAAAGCTATCAGAGCCAATTCTAAGAGCTTACAGCAGGCTGATACTACTCTTTATAAGCAATCCTACGCAAGTGCTCAAACTGAAGTTCGAAAGCACGAAATACAGCAAGCTGAGCAAATACAAAAGCACACCCAAAGTACACCATTAAGGTATATTTTTTGGTTGTTATTGCTCGTAGTCTTAGCTTATGTATATTGGAGATATAAGCGTTTTAAACAGAAGATTTAA